GAACGCTCTGCTAATGCTGAAATTGAGTCAACATCTCCTTTTTCTGCCTGTTTGGCTAGCTCAGCATCAATATTCCATGATCCTATTGCTAACCCATTCTGATAGGCCATGTAATACGGATCGTCCGGTATGGCCAAACGAACAATCAAATTCGTTTTTTCTTTGCCAGTAAGATTCAATAAGGCCGCGATGCGCTCCGGGCTATACCCAAGCGCACCAAAAGACCTTATTTGAGCGGTGTAATCATCCATTATTCAGCAATTTTGCAGTCAATTCAACAGACAATGTTTCGCCATCACGTACAAGCTGTACCGGCTGATTCTTGAACAATGTTTTAAATCGGTGTACCGTAGCGTCTGCATATCGGGGATCAATCTCCATTGCGTAACAAATCCGGTCTACTTGCTGACAGGCCATGATAGTTGATCCGGATCCACTGAAGAAGTCAATAACAATTGCTCCCGGCACACTACTATTTCCGACCGGATAAGCCATGAGCGCAATCGGTTTCATCGTTGGATGAACCGCATTACGTAGCGGTTTATCAAAGTTCCAGATCGTAGTTTGTTTTCTGTCAGAGTTCCAGGTATGAGCTGCACCAGGTTTCCAACCATATAATACTGGTTCATGTTGCCATTGATAATCCTGCCGGCCCAGACAGATTGAGTTTTTTGCCCAAATACAACATTGAGCAAACTTAAAACCAGCTTGTTTAAATGCAACTCTAAAATTCCCCCCTTCACTATCAGCATGAAATATATATATTCCAGCTCCAGGTTTCATTACCTGAAACATATAGCTAAAAACCTGACGAAGGAAAACAAGAAAGGTGTCGTTCTCCATTGAATCATTATCAATCGTAAGTTGTTCGGCTGTGTCACCTTGATATGAAACGTTGTACGGTGGATCTGTTACACAGAGGTCTGCCAACTGACCATTCATGAGTTCGGAAACAGCTTTCTTTTCACGACAATCTCCGCACATTAGGCGATGTTTACCTAATAGCCAAATATCTCCCGGTCGTGTCAAATAGGTTTCTCCGGAAGGGACTTCTAATTCTTCTTCATCTTCACGTATCTCTCCTGAAGTATCCTCGCCGAACAATGGTTGTTTCGCCATTCCAAGATCAAGTGTTTTCGCTTCAAACGGTAGATTGAATCGTTCCAGAGTATCCGAATCGATATCATACTTCTTAAACAATAGAGTATCTGGATTCTTTTGGGCGAATTCTGAGTTATAAGCTGCTATTTCCTCGACTGCTTCTTTCTTATTTTCTGCATAAATTGGCTCATAAGGTATCTCTGGTATCGCGAAGCCGGATTTTCGTAAAGCGATCAATGCCTTGCGACGCTGGTGAGCATCAATGATCCAGAGTTTACCGGATGGATCTCGCCAGGCTTTGAATGCATATTTGAATCCTCGGGTGATAATAAGCATCTGAAGTTTGGCTAATTTATCCGGATCCGAAATTTTGAAATCTTCCTGCAATTCACAAAACGAATCGAGAGGAGCTGTTGGCAAATTGCCTAAATTATGAATGGTTATTTCTTTCATCTTCTTTTAATATTGTTTCAAATAATACTTTTCTTTCCTGATGCTTAATCAGGTTTTTCTTGTCACTCTCACGCAGATCAACCCGAGAGTTATTATTCAGATAAGATTTATACCGTTTAATATTCTGCTGACAATTAGCATATTTTGAAAGGAAATCAGCAGGATCCCGACGGCGGAGTTCTTCTAACTGAAAACGTTCCGAGTAATGAACCAACAACGGGTGCTTATTCCTCCACTTGCCAGTATCATTAAAAGACTGAAGCTCTTCAAAACACTGAAGGTTCCGGATCCGCGTCTCGGCCATCTTCTCCACCTTGACATTGGTAGGATTTTCGTCGAGTTCAGTATCAAGAACCTTCATTTCGCGCCAAGTATTAACGCGATCGTTGTATATTAGCGTTGCGATCTGGACGTTTTTGTCGAAGATGTTTTTCCAGTCGATTTGCGGGTACTCGTCTTCTTTTTGGAGCTTTCCTGATCCGACTTCGGATCCGGTTCGCTTTTTTTTTCAGCGTTCATCTCCGCTTTGGTATCTTCCAGTTCTGCTTGAGTATCCTCCAATTCCTCCTGAGTATTCTCCAATTCAGATTGAGTATAGCCTAGTTCTTCCCTGGTTTCCTCGAGTTGTTGTACTACATCAACTTCGTTGGTATTTCCGTCTTGATTATTTTCTCCGGGACACTCCTGAGTATCACCTTCGGGTTGCTTCGAAGTGTCTGGTTCTTTGGAACCGGTATCATCCGGTTGTTTTTCGTTGTTCTCATTTTTCGGATCTTTTTCCGGTTGATTTTCACTTTCAGAGGCACGACGGTTCAAACGGATCTTCTCTGCCGTCGTTTGGTCTAACAGGGTGTACAGAATCCTTTCTGCAGAACGGGCAACATTAATGATTGGAGAACGAAGCAGATCGTTCTGTGGCGATACTCCGCGAAGTAAACGAAGGTCAGCATCAGCATATTCCGGGTTATGAAGCTCCCGGAGGAGCTTCATTTTTTCTTTTACACTATACATAGTCTATGCAGTTTGTACACGTGAACCTTGAATTTCTACCAAAGTAGTAGAATCTAGCACTCTGAAAGATATTCGTGATCCTGCTTTAGCCGTCCAAGTAGCTCCATCCTCCAGTATGTAGGAAGTATTGTCGGCCACTGTTGCAGGTTTATCCGATCCAGTACCAACAAGCGTTATAGTCCGCCCCTTATCCGTTGAAGTCAAACCTGTGACAGAAGTGATTGCATACGTTGCAGAAGAGCCGTCCGGAATTCTATATGTATTTACTCCCGGTAAAACATTCAGAGCTGTTGCGCCTGCCGTATGCGGAACCGCCTCCTTTACAATTATATCACCGACATATTTATGATACTGCTTGATAGACTTGTTTTCAAAAGTGAAAGTGACAGAGCGATTTTCCTTGTCATTTTTCAAATTGTAGGATTTCAACACCATCGGTTTACAGGGATTTCCCAGGATAAATCTATTATTCGATTCGCACTC